AAAATGCAGACTTCCTGATTAAGATCGGGCAAGTTAGCACACCAGCACCAAAGCCAGTAACTACTAAGAAAGACGAGGAATAATCCAATGGCTGTATTTCTAAACAACGGCGTAGTCTTGACAGTCAATTCAGTGGACTTGTCTGACCATGTAACATCAATAACAATCAACAGAAACTTTCAGGAATTGGCCGTCACAGCGATGGGCGATTCTGGTGTAAAGGCAGTCAAAGGTCTAGAGGAAAGTTCAATTACTATTGACTTCCTAAACGACACAGCATCTTCAGAGGTTCTACAGACTCTACAAGCTGTGTGGGGAACATCAACAACAGTAACAGTTAAGCAGACATCAGCTGCAACATCTGCGACTAACCCTCTTTACACAATGACATGCTTAGTCAATGGCACAACCGACATTAACGGCGCAGTTGGCGATCTAGGTATGCAGTCAGTCACATGGAATGTGAATGGCACAATCGCAATAACAACATCATAAAAACTAACTAAGGGGCAAAGCATGGCAAAGTTAAAGATCGTTCGACAAGATGGAAGTATTGTTGAGGGAGAAATTACACCGGCGGTGGAATATTTCTTTGAACAAAGTACTAAAATGGGTTTCCATAAAGCCTTCAGAGATGAAGAAAAGCAGTCGCATGTCTATCTCCTTGCGCATGAAGTTATTCGCAGATCAGGTGAAACTGTTAAGCCTTTTGGGATGGAGTTCATCGAGACACTTAAAAGTGTTGAGGTGCTTGACTCTGACCCTTTAGCTTAAAGCGCGATCAACCATTCACCTACCTCATTGCTAGGCTAAGCATTAGGTTGGGGATCGCGCCACAGCAACTGTTAGAACTAGATAAGACCATGCTAGATGCACTTATGCAGGGTCTCAAAGATGAAGCAAAGGAGGTACACGATGCCAGTAAGCGTAAAGGGCGCCGTTGAACTTCGCAAGGCTTTGCGTAAATTTACTCCCGATCTTGCTAAAGAAACTCAAAAACAAATTAGGTTAGCAATTAAACCCATTAGCCAATCAGCTAAAGGTTATGTCCCAGATCGCGGAGACATTTTAAGCGGATGGTTGCCTCGTCATATGTCTGAGGGATCATTTCCTACTTTCGATCCACCTGAGGTTAAATCTCGTATTGGTTTTAAGACAACTCCATCAAAGGTTAATCGCAGAGGTTTTAGATCGCTTGCTCAAGTTTTCAATAAGAGTAGAGCAGGTTCCATTTATGAAAGAATGGGAAAATTAAGTCCTGATAGTAAATTCGTTACTAATCAAGATGGAAAGTTTCGCGCATCTCTTAAAGGCAACGGTCGCATGGAAGGTCGCTTGCTTTATCGCGCTTATGAAGAAAACAATGGCAAGGCTAGAAATGGTGTACTTAAAGCCATTTCAACCGCAGCCACTAAACTTAATCAACGAGCAACGGTGAGGGGCTAATCATGGCAAATGTAGTCATTGAGATTGCCTCCGAGTTCACAGGCGGTAATGCCTTTAGGAAGGCTGAGTCTGCAACAGACAAACTGAGCAAAACTGCGGGCAAACTTGGTAAAGCATTTATTGGGCTTTACAGCACCCAAAAGGTATTGGCTTACGGCAAGGCTTCAATTCAGGCAGCAGCCCAAAATGAGAAGGCTCAGAAACAATTAGCACTAGCTCTTAGAAACGTTGGGCTTGGTAGAGATGTTGCATCTTCAGAGGCTTACATTCAAAAGTTACAAAGAGAGTTTGGCGTCCTTGATGATGAGCTGCGCCCTGCCTATCAGACCTTAGCGGTTGCCACACAGGACTCAGCCGAATCTCAAAGACTATTACAGATCGCTTTAGATATCAGTGCTTCCACAGGTCGCGATTTAGGTTCTGTTACAGGTGCGCTATCAAAGGCATTTTTAGGTAATAACACAGCCCTGAGCAAGTTAGGCTTAGGCATCTCTAAAGCTGATCTCAAAGCTAAGTCCTTCAAGCAGATTACCGACCAGTTAGCCACTACCTTTGCCGGGTCTGCGACCGAGTCTGCTAATTCTTTGCAAGGCTCAATGGACAAGTTATCTGTTGCCTCAAATAACGCTAAAGAGATTATTGGCGAAGGCTTAGTAGATGCATTGCAAGCATTAGGCGGCGAAAACTCTGTTGAGGATCTTGCTGTAAATATGGAAAGTTTTGCTCAAAAAACCGCAGATGCAATATCGGGCGTAGGTATCTTAATTGCAAAACTAAAACAAAACTCACCAATTCTTGAGAAGTTATTTGACTTTGCAGCCAATGCCCGAGGTGTGGCACAGGCGTTGGGCGAAGTAGCAAGAATTCAAGAAGAAGCGTTGGCTGCTAGAACTAACTTTGGTGCTGCTTCAGGTGCTACAGGATTTGACAAAGGCTTTGGCACAACAGCCAAAATAATTAAAAACTCTAAAGTCCTTACAGCTGAGGAATTGAAGCAACTTAAAGCCAAGCAATTAAAGTACGCTATTGACAAGGCTACCCTTGCTCTTAACAAAGGTTCTAATGTCTTTGACATTGAGAAGATTCAACTAGCTGCAGCTGAGAAAAGTGCGGCTGAGCAACTGGGCAAGGTAACTAGCCAAGCACAACTTCTACAAGTTACTAATGACCTTGCTCGCCTAGAAGTAAAGCAATCTATTCTTGCTCTGGATGAAGCCATTGCCTCAAAGGATGTCGCAGCTATTACTGCTGCAACTAATAAACTTAACGCAGACTTGAAGATTCTAGGAACACTTAATAATCAGGATCTAAAACTTAGAGATATAAAATCTATCCTTGACTCAATCCTTCCTAAGGATCTAATCAATCTAGCCAATTTAGATGCTGCTATTGCTAAATTAAAGTTTATTGGTGGTGGTGGTACTACTACAGCAGCAATGTCTGGGACAGGTACAGGAGCTGCTACTCCTACCCTTCTTGAATCACTTGCAGCAGGCAGCTTTGCTCCTGTGAGCGGTGGCGGTTATTCAACTTCAGCAGGCAACTACGCTTCTAGCGGTTTCCCAGGAGCGCAAAAGAATGGTGGAGTCACAGTAGTAGTCAATGCTGGCACTATTGCCAATCCAGAAGAATTAACGACAATGATCCAGAGTGCAGTTATTAGCCTAAATAAGCGCGGTGACTTGCTTACTACTGCTGGGGCATTATGACCAGACCAGTTATTAACGTAATCATTGACTTCTCTACAGGAGCAAGTTTTGGTTATCCGTTTGTTCTAGATACTTCAAGCCTAGATGGTGGCGACGTTCTTTCAGACTCAGCCTCTGCCCTTGTGGTAGATGTATCTAACCTTTTGGACAGTGTTAATACTAATCGAGGACGCAATATATCTTCTGAGCAATTTCAGACAGGCACAGCTTCAATACGTTTGCTAGATCAGAATGGTGACTTCAACCCACAGAATTCAGCATCGCCTTACTTTACTTACTTAAACCCAATGCGCAAAATGACTATTACTGCAACCTACGATTCAGTAACTTACCCAATCTTTGCAGGCTACATAACAGGCTATAACACTTCTACGCCTAAGTTTAATGGCGATATTGTGTACACAACTATCACAGCTGTCGACGGTTTCCGTTTATTCCAGAATGCCCAATTCTTTGGAGTTACTGGTGCTGTTGCAGGAGAGACTACAGGCGTTCGCATAGGCAAGATCCTAGACACTATCGGCTGGCCTGCTACCCTGCGAGACATTGACACAGGACTAACTACAGTTCAGGCAGATCCAGCAACACAGCGCACAGCCCTACAAGCCTTGCAGACTGTTGCTACTACTGAGTATGGCGCAATCTACATGGATCATTCAGGCCGTCTAACCTTTCAAGACAGAAACCTAACTGTTTCATCCGTTGCAGGCACTCCAGTAGTGTTTAACGATAATGGGACAGCTATTGGCTACTTTGATGTTAAATGGGTCTTTGACGATACGCAGGTCTATAACCTTGCTACAGTCACTCGCACAGGGGGCGCAGTCCAGACAGTCTCAGATGCAGCCTCTATTGCCACATACTTTACACACAGTTATAACCAATCTGGACTTCTTATGGAAACCGATCCAGTAGCCCTTGATTATGCTCAAGCCTTTATTGCATCGCGCAAGGACACATCTAGCCGAGTTGATGAACTTACTTTGGATTTACAGCAGGATAATTACACTGCTGGCACTATTGCTGGTCTATCGCTAGACTTTTTTAGTCCAATCAGCGTAACTACGACCCAGCCTAACAACACGACCTTATCCAAGACAGTGCAGGTATTTAACATATCTCACTCGATTACGCCTAACTCTTGGAAAACTAGGTTAGGCACAGCTGAGCCAATTATCGATGGGTTCATCTTGGATTCGGCATTATACGGTATTCTAGACACTAGCGTTTTAAGTTACTAAGGAGATAAAAGACAATGGCTAAACAGACCTTCACAACTGGTCAAGTGCTCAGTGCTGCACAAATGACCAGCCTACAGCAGACTGCTATGGGCGGAGGTTCGACTACAGCAAAGACTGCCAGTTATACCTTAGTAGCAGCCGATGCTGGCACAGTCGTACAAATGAACAGTGCCAGTGCTACAACCATCACAGTCAATACAGCACTCTTTGCAGCTGGTGATACTGTACAAATACAGAATATCGGTGCTGGAGTCTGCACAGTAACGGCAGGTACAGCAACAGTAAACACTGCTGGATCATTAGCACTCAGCCAGTATGAGGGCGGGCAACTGTACTTTAATACAACAAGTGCGGCTTTATTCTTTGATACTGTGCAAGCTGGTGGTGCTGCATCTTTTAATACGTCCTCAGCGACTGTGGCAACAGCAGAGTCAACATCTTCAACAAGTTATGTCGCTTTGACAACAGCCTTAGCCGTAACAGTCACGACAGGCACAAAAGCATTGGTGAGCATAGGTTCTCGCTTCGGTAACGGAGCTACAACAAACACGAGTCAATACATGGGCTTTGCCGTTTCTGGCGCATCAACTGTTGCAGCAAGTGACCAATACGCAATCGGTTATCAGTTTTTTGGATCAAGTGTTAATTATCAACCTGTCCAAAACGGTACTTTCCTAGTTACTGGATTGACGGCAGGTAGCAATACATTCTCAACCCGCTATCGAACAAATGGCGATACTTTAGCCTTTACTAATCGCATTATTTCAGTAGTAGATTTGGGGTCATAACATGGCAATTACAAACAAAGAAATAAATCTTTCTCAACTAGATCAGGAATTAGGCGGCAAAGGTTTAATTGCTGATCTTAATAATCCAAGCAAAAAACTAATTCTGCCATCACAAAACTCGGATGTAACAGAAGCACAATTAGAAACAGCAATTGCTGCTCATGTAGCACAATCTATCGAGCCTAGTGTTGCTGATAAATTAGCAAGCGTCGGCTTGTCAGTCGATGACTTAAAGGCTGCGCTTGGACTGTGAAGCACCAACTAAGTAAAGCTGCAATTCAGTTACGAGAGCAGTTTGATGACACATTCCCAGATCGTGACCGCACATCGGATGGCTGGATCGGTGATACCCGACACGCAGCTCGCCCTAGCGATCATAATCCCGATGTTAATGGCTGGGTTCGTGCCATCGATGTTGATCGTAATGTCAGTGGTAAGTCCAAGCCAGATCTCATGCCAGATATTGCAGATCAGATTCGTCTCTTATGCAAGTCTAAAAAAGAACGCAGAATTACCTACATTATCTTTGATGGTCGTATTGCCTCAAGCAAAAAGCGTTGGGCATGGCGAGAGTACACAGGGGCTAATAAACACACACACCACTGTCACATCTCGTTTGCGAAAGAAGCTGACGATGATGGGGCTTTTTTTCAAGTACCTATG